CTCCAAGACGTACAGCGTGAGTTGCCAAAAATCGTCAAATAAACAGCCGTTTGTGATGACGGCGGAGAATTATGCTCATGCACGGGCGTTATATGGCGACGATGTAAGTTGGGTTGAGGCACCGCTGGATCCCTATGACTTGACGGCGGCTACGCTCGTGTCCAAGACGTTGAAACAGCGCAAAGGATTTTCAGAAGAAGAGATTTTTGATTATGAAATTCGCGCCCTTCAACTTGGATTTCCTTTGAAAGGAGATGAAAGTGTAACGTTGTTAAAGGATGCTCCTGCAGACAAGAAGGTGCTTGTTAGAGAATTGATGGAGGCACAAAAGATCAAACCGCTGTGGACAATCGTGCGTGCCGGCACAAATCCTGATCATCCGAACTACTACATTTGCGCGACGCTGTGGTGTATTCGCGATGAATTGCCGTTGATTCCCGCGGAGTTTCAAGGTGAGACTCTGCGCCGCGGCGGAAAGAAACCGAAGAACAGCTGCGCCTTTTGTGGTGGAAAACTCATTGAGAATCTGACGCGCCCTAAGGTGGGGGAGACGGTGTTGGAGCGTGGGGCGAGCGCCAAGACGACCAGCAAAGTTGCGCAGTATGTTGGATTTCCAAAAGATTTGGTTCACCCTGACGGCTATCCCACACCTTGCTGTTTTGTGGATCCCGATAACTTGAAGGTACCAGATGGCGCCAAACCGATCCCTGCTCCTATCGTTGCGCTGCCTGCTACACAAACGACTGCACCAAAGGCAGAGTCTGCTCCTATTGCTCCTGCTCTTGAAGTTCCTGTGGATATGGCCATAGAAGAGACCGCCCCCACTGCTGCCACAGCAATACCTACTGGTGTGGACGAAAATCGTGATCGCCCTTTTTCACAAACAACGCTACGAACTGGTGCACAGAACAAATGGTACATTCCCAATCAAAATATTGTGGGTCGTACTGCAACCGAATGGTACGAACTCGGCAAAGGTGACGCGGGCGTGCCTCCCCCCTCTGTCAATGCATTATTTGGACAAAATCCCGCGTCCTTTTTGACAGCAACCAAAGGCGCTCTTGGTGTTTCCATTAATTCTTATTTGAAAGCACCTGGATCTGCCTTTGTACGCTACGGATTAGGATCAACTGGATTTCTTGGTCTTGTTGCCTTTGCACAATATGCATGTTCGTCCCTTGTGCGCGATCCGAATGATTTGGTGATTGGTACACCTGAAGATACGTTTAAGATGCTGTTTGAAGACAAGGAAGCAGTCATGGTTCGTGCATTCGAACAGGCGAATTATGGTACACTGGTTCACGAATTCGGAGTCGGTAAACGGCCTTTGGAAGAAGTCAAGTTCCAAACATGGTGCGGGCATGTCGGTATTGAACTGCCGGCGCAGCGCGCCTATGCCGAACAATTGTACTATGCGTGGTTGAACTTCAAAGATTATGTAGAAAATCCAGCCATTCCCAAAGATTTGCGTCTTTTTGAAGGATTGTTGGCGACTCCGCGACTCATGACAGAAACGGGATGTTTGCTGGTTCGCATCAAGGTACCAAAGAAGGCAGATGAACCGGCAACAATCAATTGTCCTGTCTTTGGTGTGAGTTTGAAGGATTTTTTCCAGAAACCACCGCTCCTGTTTGTAGTGGAGGATGAAGCCAGTGGTGCCATAGATCCGCTCGTATTTTTTGATTCAACATCCGATGTGGATAAACGACTCTATGGCGCGCTCCAATATGAAACGCCAACCTTCGGCAAGATTTCGGATGATGCGCGCACCGCGCTCACAGACTTTATTCAGCAGTATTACAATCCTATTTCGGGTTGCGGACGCAAGATTGCACCGGTTCATCCGTGGAGCCCTGTGCTTGAATCCTCGGGTCTGCCTCGGTTGCGTGATTTTGTGCGTCGCCTTGATGGAAGGGCAAGTGGAGCGGGTGGTGATTTTGAACTTCGCATAGTATCCTTGTTGCGCGATCGAAGCAATCGTCTTGTAGGTGCGATAGTGCGTCAAAAGAAGAATCGTGGAGTAGGCAATTTCTACATACCGCTGTTGGATGACGGAACGATTTTGTCGAATGTGCCGTCCGTTCATGGCGAAGAAGCGCTTCCGAAACCGGAACTCAGTGCTTTGCTTGATTTGTTCATGGGTGCACGATATCCGCCGGCGGATGGCAAACTGGCAAGTCTGTCTAATTTTCCTGGACTGCTGCCCGTGAAACTGGTGAACGACAAACGGAATTACGTCGCGTTGGTTCTGCGATCAGGTGCCTATGTTCCGTTCAAGCCATTTGCGATCGGCAGTGACATACGCCACGCACGTTTTATGGAAATGAAGGAAACGGGCGCAGTCATTGACATTGAAGTTGGAGAAGGTGAAATGCCGTGGGATACAGACATTGCGTTGCTAGGTCCTACACCGCCTGACACGGAAACGCTTCAAACAACGTCTGAAGAAGTCTTGAATGAAGCATATCAGCATTTGCGCATTTCGTTTAGCAATTGGTTGAATGTGACGCCTGCTGGTGCCAAAGTTAAGGAGCAGATTGAACTTTTGCGCCGTGCACGCCATCGTTTACCGCTGTGGGAATTACAGAAGCGATTGGATGTATTGTTGACACCGATCGTTTCAAACACTGCAAAACCTTGGATTACAACGGAGGGTTCCAGTACATCCAGTTTGCTGCGTCGCGATTGTCTCCAGATTCGCAAACAGGGTGATTGTAGCGGCGGATGTACATGGTCTCCAGCAGGTCGATGCCTGATTCACACGACGATGACTCCTCGGTATTTAGATCCGGTGCGTGTCATGACGGCGCGATTGGTGGACGAACTTTTGCGAACCTTTGGGCAGGCACAGGAGATTTTGGAGAAACACGTTGCCTATTTGAAACCGCTGCCACTGGATGCGATTGTGAAGGGAGAGGATAGTGTCTTGTTTTCGGCGGTTGGGCGCGGTTCGGATCCGCTGTTCAAACGTCTTGGATATATGGGTCGCAAACCGACGCAATTTACAGCAGGATTGACGTATCCAGAGGAAGTGGATATTGTTCCTTCGGAAAAGCCCAGTGTTTTTAATTTGCCGGCGTCCTGGACAGTAGTCTTCAAACAAGCAGTGTTTGGAGCTGATGTTTCTCGCGATGCGCTAGCGCGCCGCACGGCGGCCGTTATAAGCATTACGCATGCAGCAGCGGATTTATCAACGCGGTTGCGCGGCATCCCGTTTGACGGAAGTCCGATGTTTTGGCATGAATTTGCCAAAGCCTATGATCTGGAAGTTCTCACAACATCCTATGATTCGTTGGAGAAGACCACGAAATTGGAGGGATGGTACAAGGGTATACCAAAGAAAGGACGCGATGCGCAGCGATTTGTGAGACAATATGTTGTGTTGGATGTGGAAGGAATCCCGCTTCAGCGAATTGACAATGGATCATTTGTGTCACTAGAGTCGCAATTGCCGGCAGCGATTCGTTTATGGCTGGAGTCCAATGTACCGGTGGAGAAACCGATTGTTGCACCAGTTGTAGCACCTGCTATCGCGGCTACTGGATATGGAGGTGTGCCTGAAACCAAAGAAGATGATGAAATTCCTGTTCCTGCCGCACCAGCTGCTCCTGCTGACAAGAAAGACGAAAAGGCGTGCCCCCCCGATCAAATAGTAAATCCTGCATCAGGCAAATGTGTAAAACGAGATGGTGCTATTGGAAAGAAACTATTGAAGGCAATGGTTGCTGCTCCTGCTGCTCCTGCTGCTCTTGCTGCTCCTGCTGCTCCTGCTGCTCCTGCTGCTCCTGCTGCTCCTGCTGCTCCTGCTGCTCCTGCTGCTCCTGCTGCTCCTGCTGCAGTAGATACAGAGCTTGTCCCTGTAGAACTAGAAGTTGTACAAGAGGTCACACAAGAAGCTCCTATGGCATTGAGGCAGAAAGCAGTTCCAGGAGAAGAAGCCGCCAAGAAACCGCGTTGCCCACCTGGCACCCGCCGAAGCAAAAAGACAGGTGAATGTGAAACAAAAGTCTAGAGTTCAAACTTCAAACTTCAAACGTGGCACTGAGCGTCCCTTTTTCATCTACTCCTGATAGCATGTGGTGAATACAGACACCCAATAAATAAGTACGACATAGTTCTGATTCGTAAGGGTCATGATGAATCTTACAAACCAAATCCCAACAATCGTTGTAAAGACTATAAACACCATCTTCATCGTTTGAATAGTTACCAAAATTCGGCAAGGGCACTGCATGATCTTTACAAAGTTCGGTCAGCTTTGTGAGTGATGCATGTTGATCTGCGGTCGTCCAAACTTGGACAAAGGTCGCCTGTGATTTCCAATAATTCTCATCATCCAGCTTTTCAAATTCAGAATAAGGCATGCGATAGTCGGCATCTGTCAAACTTCGAATTAGACGAAGATCTTCCAGCACATGTTCCGGCAAATAATTAAGTTCAAAATCGCAAAAGTTGGAAAGATCAAATTGTGCATACAAGGTTCCGCCAAACAGCTGGATGTCAAAGATGGACTGGAATAGACCGCACGTGTACTCAAACCCGTTGCTAAAGGTGGCGTTAATGTTCATGATAAGGTACATGTTAGAAAGACAGATCATTCCATCTTCACTTTTTGTAAGATATACAAAAAGTGAAGCAAAACTCGTAGGAAACAGGATCCATATCAGTATCATGTCCGCTGCTGCTACCACGGAACCAATTTGTGAAGTATGTCTAGGATCCTTTAACAAATCCACTCGCGCCAAATCTGAATGTCCCTATTGTCACAGCAAGATCTGTCGTACATGTCTTCAGACCTATTTGCTGGGAGACATTAGCGACGTGCCTCAATGTGTGAATTCTGAATGTGGGCATGGATGGGATCGTGATTTCCTAGACGAAGAGTTCACGCGATCTTTTCGTCTGACGACTTACAAGGATCATCGTGAAAAGGTGATTTGCGATCGTGAAAAAGCGCGTCTTCCAGAGACACAGGCGCAAGCTGCTGCATATCTTACGGCAACGCGCACCTTGTCAGAATCAGAAGTCGCTATTGCAAATCTTGAGAAACAAATGCGCGAACTTCATCGTCAACTAGCGGCTCAAGAATCGGCAAGATGGCGCGCTCATAATACACTTCGAACTCATGGGCGTGTAACAGACGTTGATCGGCGTCAACGCGCCGAGGAACAAGCCGTATTTGTAAAAGCATGTCCTGCAGAAGGGTGTAAAGGATTCTTGTCTACGGCATGGAAGTGCGGTCTCTGTGAGAAATGGAGTTGTCCCTCGTGTCACGAGGTAAAGGGGGATACAAAAGATGCTGAACATACCTGCGACGCTGACAAGGTTGCGACGGCTGCTATGATTGCGAAGGAATCACGAGCATGTCCGAAATGCGGCGTTAACATTTCCAAGATCAGTGGATGCGATCAGATGTTTTGTACTCTGTGTCACACATCGTTTGATTGGCGCACAGGGCGTGTAGCGACTGGAGTTGTCCACAATCCCCATTATTTCGAATGGCTGCGTCGTGGGGGCGCTCCTGCAGCAGGAGCAGCAGGGGCAGCAGGAGCAGCAGGAGCACCAGTAGGCGGTGCAGGATGTGAGGATCCCGCGACAATGGATCAGAACATCGTACGGGCGCTAGGCGGAACGACAAATTATGGATACGGGTATCGTATTCGGAATCCACCTACTGCAGATAAAGATACGACGTATCTGTTGGAAGCGTGGCGCATTATGCGTGAATTTACAGAATTGAATCAGCAGGTACCGGATTATGAAGAAAAATTTCGAGTTCTGCGTGTGCGGTACTTGGTGGGAGAATTCACAGATGACAATGAATGGAAGGGAGTGCTTCAACGTCAAGAAAAGGATGCGAACTTCCAACGTGCGATTCGGCAAGTTCGTGAAGTGTATGTGAATGGTGTACGGGATCTAGTGCGTGGTGTATTGAATGCTGGTCATAAAAAAGACGAAATCAAAAAACAAGTCAAGCAACTTGTTGAGTATTGTAATGAATGTCTTGCGCATATTTCGAAGCGATTTGGACGCAATTGTCCAACTATGAAGATTTCCTAATCATCTTCCTGAATAACCATCTTCTTTGACGACGATTCATCTTCAATCGCAACAGCATTGTTGGTTTTATCGCCATCCGTTGATACCTCAGTCGCTGCAGCAAGCATACGTAAGCGCCTTGCTTGGAACATGGCTTCCACTTCATCGTCCATCATATTGAGTTGAATCACTTCATACGATGTCTGATTGGGATGAAGGACAACAAGTGCCAACTCCGTCACTTTGACATCGTAATGCTCTTGAAGGATTCGCCTATAGATATTAAGTTGTAGCGAATAGTGCCAATAATTCGTATCAGGAAGATGCGAAATAGGAGGATACATTTTTTGGTACTTGTTTTCGTACGCAATGTTCTTGGCTCGTTTCCAATCGTAAATCGCTAGAGTGCCGTCCGGTTTCATATACACCATGTCAATGGAACCGGCCAGTTTAATATCTTCCTTGAAAACCAGCCACTCAGTGCGGAACGGAACCCAACCGCGCGCCCGCCGGTGTTTCCTATCATATGCCAGAAAGTAAGACCATTCAGAACCTTCTGTGGGTTCCCATTCATCGCCTGCTAGATTTCCAACAGGATCTGCATTGTTGTAATGTTCAATGTCCAAGTGCATTTTTGTCCCCGCTTCACTCGCTTCAGTCCCATTGTCATTCCATTGTTTCTTAATTTCATCGGGTTTCATTCCATAATACTTGCTTTCCTTCCAACGCGATGACATCATCATTTTCCTAATGACGGCATCAGGATCGAAATGTTCATAGAACTGACCAATAAAGGTCGTACACGAAATCCAACCTGTACGATCGCCGTCAATCGCGTAGGTGTGATCTTCCTCGCGGAAGGCAATCCGTTCGTCGCGTGGATGGACGTTGCGAACGGCAAGGCGCTGCCAGGGCAGCGCGCCATCGGTAATCGTTAGGGGCATAGTTAAGGACTCTGTTGGAAGTTTAGGAATCTTCCCAACGCAGTTCAGTTTTTCGCGTCTTGATCTTCACAAATTCAAAAGTTTTTGAATTTCACGTATTTTGTCGTTAATATTATCAGATTCATTATACGGACGTAGTGAATTCAAGGGCTGCTCTTTTTCTTCTTCTTTTTCTTTTACATTCAGGCGTTCAAACTTCAACTGAATATTTGGGAAAAAATCGTCATGCGCTGCGTCGTCACGGCTTTGGACACACCCCATCTTACAAATTCAACATTTTTTGAATTGCCCGCGAAGCATCTGTTTGCTTTTCCGATTCGTTGTAAGCAAAAACACGCGCATTCATACGCACTTCCGATAAGCGCCGTACAAGGATTGGCGTAGCAAGAAGTTCCTGTATTTCCTTGAGCCGTTTTTCATTCACATTTCTTTTTTGAATCATGTTGTTAAGTTCCAAATACAATTCATCACGCTGTTCGGAAGGCAGATGTTCACATGATTTAACTTTTTGATGAAGCTCTATGAGTAAACTATACATATCGACGCATCCATGATCTGTTGATGCGCGACTTGAAGCAGCTAAACTCATGTTCCCTAAATATTGAGTAGACTTTGAATAGACGTCGAACTGCGAAGTGTATAACCAGGGTCACAATAACTACGATTTATGTTAATAGAAGGTCTCTTTGTAGCAACTTTTGGTGAAAACGTTTCGGAAAGTTCTTTTTGGACAGATTTTGCGACTTCTACAAGGTGCGCCTTCTGTTCGATTGTAAGGCGTGCCTTCAAAAGATCAGAGGAATGGACTTCGTATTTTGCCGCCATTGATTCTCTACTTGGTGTCTAGAATGCAAACGCCGCAGCAACAACAACAACAGCAGCAGCCACAGGAACAGCAGCAGCCACAGGAACCAATGCCTCATGCCGGGCAAACACAAGAAGAGCAAGGGCAAGAAGAGCAACAACAGCAACAAGCCGTTCCGGAATCCATATCCCCGCAACTTCAAGTTCCTGCGCCAGGTATTTTTTATAAAGTGCGTAGTCTTACGCCCGTAGGAACAACAGCAACAGCAGCAGAAACAGCAGCAGCAGCAGCAACAGCAGCCCCCGTACTATCAGTAGATCCTGACAATGATTTGGTTCCAGAAGATGAAGAGGAAATCATAGTTCTGGATCCACCGATTCAATACAGACCTCTTTCAAAAGCTTTGAAAGCCTATCAAAAGAAATCACAAAACAATTCCACGATTTGTGACATTATAGCAGTTTATCTCAAAGGCCAAAAAATCTTGTACACAGAAGCCAAGACGGTGTGTGAACAGCGTCTGAATTACCTTATGCTTCCTGCTATTTTCATTACAGCCGTCTGTACTATTCTAAGTCTTGTATTAAAAGATATTGAATACGGCTCCACAATTGTCAGCAGTCTAAATGGATTTAATGCTTTTCTTCTTGCGCTCGTGAATTACTTGAAATTGGACGCAAAGGCAGAAGCCCATCGAACATCAGCGTACAAGTTTGACAAGATTCAATCGGAAATGGAGTTCAGCAGCGGCAAGATGCTGTTTGATGCGAAGGCAAGCGAAAAGTTTGGTGAAATCTTAGAGCGCACCGAAAACAATGTCAAGGAAATTAAGGAAACCAATCAATTCATTTTACCAGAATCAGTTCGGTTTGCGTTTCCTGTATTGTACAACATGAACTTGTTTGCAAATGTCAAGAAAATCCTGAACTTGGAAACGATTTATGTAAACCGGCTGAAGGATATTATGAACGAGCAATACGAATTAAATCAAAAACAACAACGTACAAAAATAGACAATAACAAATTAAAAGAATTAAAAGAATCTCAAAAGATGACGATTGAACATATTCTATCACTTCAAGATCAATATGTAGAAATTGATACGAAATTTGAGAAAGAAATGGCTACTTATCGGAATCGCCTTTCAAGACGATGTGAATTCTGTGGTTGGTTGAAAACTTAGGTTCGATATACGACATATTGAAAAAGGGCCCATAATGATACCACTGCTACAAAAATAACAAAACATCCAAATAAAGCCCAACATATAGAAGACGATCGGGTCTGTATCCGTTTGTCTTCTTGATCAATAGCGTCCAAATCCAAATCTGGAAGCAATTTTTCTATGCCGCGCATTCTTATACGGAGCACAGCATTTTCTTCTTAGACCCTCGTTCTAGACCAATGAACACGAGCTAGCCGTTTTCAAGATTCAAGGGTCTAATACGTGAATCCAACGGCACGCATTAGCGCCCGTCCATAAAGATTATCACCTTCAATTGTTCCGTCATTCTTGGCGCTACCACCCAACTCCCCAGCACCGGCGGCCTTGTATACAAGCAGCGCCTTCTGTGCCGCCAGTGCAGCAAGGATTTCCTTGAAATGGACATCGCCCTCGTAGCGCTGACGTACGTAATCCACCAGAATGTGTTCGCGCTCCTCCGTCCATTTGTCGGCACTAAACTTGGCGCCCGTTGTGCGCATTGCCGTTGGTTTAATGGCGTCTTTGATAGACTCGCTGAATCCGGTCACAAGTCGCACCTTTTCTTCTGCCGTCAAAGCCCGTTTCTTGGCTGCCGCTGCACCTGCTGCGCCCTCCGTAACCAACTCATCTTCGACGCGCTTCATTTCCTGATACAATTTACCGGAGACGGAGAAGGTCTGTGGACCCAGTTCGGGTTTGTTCGATGCATACTGATAGCGAGCACTGCCAAGAGCAGCCTCCAGTGACGGGTATACGATGGCAGGGTCATGAAGATCATGATACATGAAGAGCGTGTTCGGACACAGATACTTGCGCCAATCGGTGTCTGTCAGTCCAAGCTCCCGCAACTCGGTCTTCTTCGCGGCCGCGGATTTCGGGTTGAAGGTATAGACAGGTCCATCTGCCATTGTTAGCAGCGGACCCGCTGCACCTGCAATGGCGACTTCCTCGGCAGCTACATCAGCAGCAACTTCTGCAGCCGTTTCCAGATCCTCTTCTGTAAGTGTCAAGGGAATAGCAGGACGACGTTCCTCCTCGGCAGTTACGGGCGGAGCCACCGCCGCCGATACAGAGCCCGCCGGTGCTTCGTCCAAGGCAACAACAGGGCGCTGAACGACAGGTGCGACGACAACGCCCACGCTGCGCCGACGACGGAAGATGAACCAACGATTCAGGAAACTAAAGGTTGCGACGACGGGTGTCATGGGGTACGAGAAGCCAAGCGACGCCGCCATTTCGTGAGACTCCTTGAACATATTGGTAGAGTTGTACAATCCAATTTCAGCCAGTTCATCATCATTCAAAAGTTCAAAACCAACCTCAGCCATACGCTGTTGGAAGTACTGGAAACTCACCAAGTATTCGGTGTAGGTCTCACCAATCGAAATGAAATTCACGTCAATCGGCAAACCCAGACCCAGATCTGTAGGAGGTACAATGCCGCTTGAATTATCGTATCGTTTCGTGATCGTCCAAATATCGGTTCCATTCTCGGTTCCTCGCTTTGTTCCATTCAACGGCACATCGCGCAGCAGTCCAGCAACAGAGTCGCCGTCAAAACAGCAGCCGACAAAGAGACCGCCGACTTTGATTGTCTCTGTAAGATTGCGCAGCATGCCGTCGAGTGCGCTACGATCCTTGAAGAAGTAGTGAAGCGAGAACATAAGAGCAGCAGCATCAAATCCTCGCGCTGCAGCACCCGCCATACGAAGGACGGCCGGCGGCGCGGTCGGTTCTGATTCACCCCAAAGAGCACGAAGCATGACGCGATCCATGGGCGTCTGACCTGCACTGCCGTCCTTATACCGCTGCGCCGAATCGGCTTGGACGAAGATCATGGACGGCAGCGGCGCACGCGAACGCACAATCTTGTTAAGATAGCGACTATAAGCACCACTCTTGGGATCTGTCAATCCCGTCTCGGCAATGTCGCATCCAAGCACAAAGCTAGGCGCATGGTCTACCAAGCGATTCAGATCACCGCCCTGACCCATTGACATATCCAGGAACTGAAGCCCTTTTGTGGGGAGTGCACGGCGCAGAAGCATGCCCTTGATGTACTGGTTGTGAAACTCACGCAGATGCCGCACCTTGTAAAGATCGCGCTGCGGTGCTTTGCGCTGGTAATAAGCCGTCGCACCCGCCGCGACACCCTCTACAACATCTTCAGTAACATCGCCGGTGGAAATCATCTTTTCTGTAATGGGATCGTGGATGGAAGACCAAACATCATTTGCCACATCTTCATAGTTGAGAGTGCCGCGAATCTCTCCACGAGCAAATTGTTCGGTCTTGTCCCAACGAACACGCAGCGGTTTCCAACGGAATCCAGCACGTGCTGCAGGATCGTAGACCATTTCCACGATGGTGCGATGCTCAATCGGGTCACCAGAGTCGCAATAGATGTTGTCATCCAGTGCCTCCAGGATCTGGGCTTCAGGTGCTGCACCTGCAGCATCCGTCGCACCAGCGTTGATGGGAACGTAGCAAATGGATGCCATCGGATCTGGTGGCTGCGGTGCAAATTCAACAGGACGATAATCGGCCTGAAGTTCTGACGGCTTCGGAATGGGCTTCTCATTCAGAATCGTATCGCGCGGGTTTTCAAGGGCAGGGTGGATGCTGGAACCGACAAAGAGTCGCAGCGTCTTACACTGAACCATCTGAAGTGTTTCGTCGTTGTAATGTGTGGAAATGAAATCCACACTAGTGGGTTTTCCGTCGCCTGTACGCTCTTTTTCCACTAGAACCAGGAAATCCACGGAATTCATGGAAGCGGGTTTCCACTTGAACTGCTGATCCCATGTACCGCGCTTCGGTAGCGGCGAAGCATTGGGCGAGAAGATGAGACCATCTGTGTGATAAGGCGCGCCCGATTTCAAGCCTTCCATGATCGCACCAGCTTCCTTGAAGATACCCGTTGTATCGGTGGGATCGGCAGGAATGCGAAACGTCTTCATGTGAATGGAAAGTTTGTCCCGTTCCGGAACGCGGGGCACTATATGAAGACTAGCTTCAAAAGCAGCGACACATGCCGTCATCGCAGCAAGACGCGACGCCGCGGGACCAGAAGTGCGAATGTAGAAAGGGCGACCCGTGACATCCTCGCCACGTGCACCATTAAAGATGTCAAATGCAAAGTACTTGCTCATCGGTTCGGAAGCGGCATTCTGCGTCACCCACTCACCATCTAGAATGGCACCCGCCCATTCAGCCGTATCTGAATCTTTCAAGCGCCGACCGGTGCCGTATACATGTAGATTACGATCCACCATATAGATGCGCCCATCGCGAGCAGCAACCATTAGGCACCGAAGTCCATCGGCTTTGTCAGTCACGTTATAGTCGCCAGTGCGCAGATTGGGAACCTCGCTCTCGGGTTCCAGTGCAATGTTTGCCTTTTTGAGCGTCTTGGGCTGTGCACCGGGGAAACGACCCATTGGCATACCCGTTTGAGCGGCAAGAAGTTCCAGGATCTGTTTTGCAACCGATTTACGCGTCAGGACATAGCAATGCTGAAGTCCGCGCAGCAAAGTCGTGACGCCGATCATCAGAGCCTTCTGGGTTGCCCCTTGCATAGCCTCAACTTCCAGTTCGTAGCCAACGGGCTGTTTGGCAATCTCGGCACTTTGAAACGTGAGACCAGGAATGTAGTCGCCACGCGTGTTCTTTTTGCTGGAGCGCACAAGACTAGCATCAAAGACGATACCGCCGTACATTTTGGAGCGGAAGCTGAAGCGCTTCATGTAGCGAAACGTCTTCGGAATGCGTTCCCAATTGCCAAGGGCTTCGAGTACTTGCGGGTGAAGTGCATCAAGTGCCAACTCACGACGAAGTTTGATGCGTACATCGTAGTCACGCAGATCTACCTCGGAAGCACTCATACCGGCAGCCGCCTTCTTTTCCTTTTTAATGACATGAAACGCCTTCCCCTTCAGCGTATTATCGCGACAATAAGTCCGAATGGCCTTTTCGCCAGTAAGTGTAAAACGCAATCCACCGGGCGTCATGATATTGAGTTTCGTCTCGTGCGGCTCCTCATTCAGACCAAGTTCCCGCAAATACTTCAAGACTGTCAGGAAGCGCGTATAATCGACGTCTTTGAAGGTTGCTTCAATCTCTCCATCAGTAGATCCTTCCCAAGACGCCCACAAGGCGTCAATCGCCGTGGCTTCTGCAGCACGAAGTTCCAAGGACATTTTCTATTTAGGCTAAGAATTTTGTCTCTAGGCAATCGGCGTGTCAGTTTTTCAGATACTACCTTCAGATCCAAATGTTGATTCTGATGTATAAACAATATGAAGGGCATTATCGGGAGATTTAAATCGATTGTATAATTCGGCAATCGTAGCAGTCGCAACTGGAAGCATATCACCAATAAAGATAAAAATCGCTTTTTCAGGTGGCAATTTGATATGCTTCCGGATGACGTACAAAAATTGTCCGATTGTCAGATCTCTGGGGACTATGAATTTACGTTTTGGTAAGTCGGGAACGTCAGCGGCTGCTTTTGAATGACGGGTAACAATGATAGGAATTCTATCCGGCCAACGCCGGGTCATATTCTCGTATTCTGCGCTGCTAAGCACGATTTGTGTGGTCATTCTAGGGATGCCCCTAATCAATATCAATATACCTGCTGTGGCAACTATCAGCGGTGCGGTCGTTGGAAGTGCTGTCTACACGGCTTTGAATGAATCCGGATATGTGGCAGCCCATGCGACATCGCTCAGTGCACACGGCGTTGGTTTCTTGGCAGGAAAGGGTATGGAGTATATCGCAGGTGAAAATGCCGGAAAATTAACCCAGAATACGATTTGTTTTGTAGGGGATCAGGTTTGTAAGCCCATAGTTGAAAAAGGATCGCAAAAAACGGCGATCGTTTTGTCAGTCGCGGCGGGTGCTACGGCAGTCGCTGCGACCTATGTGATCATAGTCGTCGGTGATTATTTGGTGGAAAAAGCAATTACCGCCATTAAGTCGCTGTTAGAACGACAGGGTATTATGGAAATTGACATACGAATTCGCGAAGACGAAGATGATTTCTTAGTGATTGATTATGCGACACCAACTGCATCCTCCTCTTCCGATGGCAATCCAGATGATCCCAGCCGAAGTCGCAGTTTGAAAGCAGCGATTGCCGATACGCGCTCTGCTTTGGTTCCCTCAACGACCGCCATACCGAGTTTGAGTCCAACAGATTCCAGTTCGTCAAGTTTGAGCCCGCTCAATGTATGAAGCACGGATGTCGGCGGAAGCAGTTTCCATCCGTGTTCGTGTTTTCCTTTGTTTTGGTCACAAAAGGCTAGAAGATCGGATTGGGTGCGCAGGCCATGACGAAGATGTCCTTCGCTATCCACGTGATAGAGCGGATATTCGCCTGAAGAAATTGCGTCTGCAGCAGGATAGAGATAAATCGTTTTCTTTTCTTGAAACCAGACGGCACACCGGATCTTTTTTGCGAGGCAAAGAAAATCCAGGAAAGCAGAAAGTACTTTGTCTTCCAACAGGCCGCTCCAATCAAATGGCTTCTTGGCTTTATCAAGTTCCTTCAGATCACCTCCGCTGGCACATCGGGGTTTGATCATTCCTTCCAATCCGACTTTTGTCCATCCACGGCTTCGGCCGCTACATGTTTTGTACAGAGTATCAAGCATAGACTCCATTCGCTTGGCTTCTTCCACTTCAATAGCACGTTGTGTACGATGCGGTGCACCGGAGTAAAGAGGTTCCGTATTTTCAATGCCAAGTACGATTGGATCCAGGGCGTATTTTTGAGAAATAGGTTCCTTCAGGAACGGGATAGGGGCGGCTCTTTCTGGCACACATGAAGGAACAGCGGCAGGGGCAGTAGGAGCAGCAGGCGCAGCAGGAGCAACAGGAGCAACAGGAGCAAAAGCTGGTTCCAATACCTTTGCTACTGAAGTAGAAACAGAAGCAGAAGTAGAAGCAGAAGTAGAAACATTGATAGGAAACCGATCAATATCGGTGCTGGAAGCGCTGATAAGGGTTAGCGCGTCCACATTAACAGCACGATCCCTGTTTCGTGCGGCATTTGAAATTAATTCACTCCAAGATACTACCATCTTGAACTGAAGAAAGAGGGTTAGACTTTAGACACGAATCTCAATTTTTAGACAGATCAGGGATCAGTTCGGTTTTGAGCGTAATCATTTCCTTCTCACGCGCTGCCAAATCACGACGATTGGATTGTGTAAAATGTAGAAATTGTGTCAGGGAATCAAAGATGCTTTGCTCCAACATTCCAACGTTAAAAAAAATACCATTCGCATTTTCAGAGAAAACAACTTCATGTTTTTGTAAGATACGAACAATCTCAATACACTCTGCCTTTGTGAGAGTCTTTAGTCCTTCCAAAAAAACTTTTCGGCGTTCATATTCTTCGGGAGACAAAAATCCACCTCCACTTCCACTTATGCTACCACTTCCACCGGACATGTTTTCTTTATACACGTTCTTTAAGTCATTCATTATTCCGCACATTGACTGCGACGGGAGCAGCAGAAGCAGAGGAAGCAGAGGAAGCAGAAGCAGAGCCGGATGGAACCAGAAGTCCCACTGCCATGATAAATGGATCATTCGTTTGGAAGCGCGAGCGCTCCAGCCGAATCTTGACGACGTCGCCTTCATGAAGATCGTCGAATTCTAGGCTTCCAACATGAAGATCACGGGGCAGAAGCACACGGATGGCATCTTCAAAGTGAGCATACGCGCCCATCTTGTTCACCTTTAGAATCGAAGCCGCGAAGACAGAACCGGCCGTCGGATACAGAATCTCACAATTAATTTTACAATCGTACAGAAGATTTCCGGTGAAGCGTCCATTTTCAGCAACACCCATACTGCGTGCAAGAATCGCGACGCTTCCTGGTTTCACAAATCCGTTGGCATTACACTTGCCTTCGTGCTTTTCTTTGAGTTTTGTCAGGAGCATTTCCCGAACAGATTCTGCCGACGTGATCTGATTCAACTCCGTCGGCAGCAAAGAGATACGTTCATCAAGGAAAATCGTGTGGTACATTATGGCAGTCCTCTACTTGTGGACTTGTAAGAAAAAGAGGGTTCAACTTTGGCGCGCCAGTAGCGACTGAAAAAGAACAGACTAAAGAGTCGGTTCTTTTTCGGTTCGTACTGGTTATACGGGTTCTTGTTGATTAAGTGTAGGTAAAACAGCTTTGCGGTTTTACCCCATACTTTAGCAACAAGAACAGGCTGGCCACTAAGACATTTCAGCGCGCTTCGGTCCAGAACGTGCGTTTTCGACCAGGGACAAGAACCAACGCTTTCCGCCCATCTTCTTGCGATCCATGTAGCGTAGCAAGAATTCCAAATAGGGACAAATTTGTTTGTGTGTCAGATCCACGACGTGCTGCGGTGCTTCCTTACCCGCCTTTGCATGTCCTTCAAATCGTGCTTCCAAATCGGTCTGACGCGTTTTGCGAACTGCCTTTGGTGGCTCTGTGTCCTTGCGCACATCCAGCAATAGCGAAACAATCGGGTCTGTGCCAGCCAATTCCATAATTTGCTGAGTCGCGCTACCAATGCGTAGAATAGGACCCGCCAACACGCTATTGTTTTGGCACTCGCTGCCCTTGTACGATCCTCCTGCCGTTGGTTTGTGAAGTGCTTTGGAAATAACAACACCCTTATTCGTTGTCAAGAACCCGTAGATTTCACCTGTATCGTCATCACGATGCGGCGCAGCGCCAATGATACCATCTACGATATCATTCATGTTGGAAGGGCAGATGTCTACGTCGCTTGTGCGAGGGTTGAAACAATAGCGCAGAACGGGCAGCGGTTCTTTCTTAGCGATTTTCTCGGGATCAAACACCAAGAATCCACTAGTGCTTCGCTTGGAAAAGAGTTCAGAGGGACGCCACAGATCGGCATACTCTTTTTCTACGCCTGTGAGAGTTGCAGAGCGTGCAGTCCAGTCTTTGAAAACTGCGATCTTTTGCGCAGGTGACCACAGATTGTCCATCCACCATTTGGCGGCAAACAACTCCGTATCTTTGCCGAGCGCTCTGAAATGATAGAGCACCCATCGCCATCCAAGGAAGGTTTTCAGATCAAATCCTTCGGGAGCAGGAATCACGCCCTTCTCTGTCTTCATACAGCCGTCAACGATCGTCATCCAGTGTGTCAAGCTGTTCTCTGCTGCATCGCGCAGAGTACGTTCATCTTCCAAATCGTCCTTGGATTGCTTGTCGGCTGCTGCAGCTGCTGCAGCTGCAGCGGCTACAGCAGCATCAGCAGCACCGGCAGCAGCGGCACCGGCAGTAGTAGCAGTTGTCGTAGATATAACTGGAGCCGCCGCGACGGCCGGTGCTGCCACTTGTAAAATGGAGCCGCGTGTTGGCAGCACGCTGCGAGCCAAATGTCCATATGCTCGTCCGTACCGCAGCGCCAAAGGAATATCCACATCCGTCACTTCGGCAGGCTGGAAAACGATGTAGCCATTCTTCAGTACAAGCGTTCCACCGATTCCATCGTCGCGCCGAATGCGAATGCGACCTAGCATATCACGCAATCCAATGGCCGCCATCGACCAAGGCATATCCCGAAAGGTTGTTTCCTTCAATGTAGAAAGCGGCAGAGCAGTTTCATCTGCAAACAACAATTTCAAGATTTCTTCCTTTTCGGCAAATTTGCGCCGATAATCGTATTCTTCATACGTGCTTTTGTTTGTTGCCTTTTCCTCCTTTCGCAATTTATTGGCGCACTTGTATTCACAATTGTCGCTAAAATCACAGAAACTTGTGAAAGGGCGATCCTCCAATTCATATTCTTCTATCACGCGCCCCTGTGCATCCACTATGCGTCTTGTTCCCAGATCGCGTAGCAAGATCGCGTCGCGATTCAACATACAATCCCATGCATTGATTTTCATGAGTCGTGTGACTTCGCCGATGGGCTGCGCCTTGCGCACGGCAAGCCGATAGGCATACAAATCTGCCGTCTCGTAATCAGGTACAGAAACAGCGTGTAAGTAAATCAGACAATTGCGCTCTTCCAACGGCAATTGGACGTGGGAGCAATACCGCACACCACGACCTTCAATCTGTTCAATGCGATTCAAGTGATACCAGCCATCCAATAAGTGAAGTTCACGAATACATTTCAAATCAAGACCTTCGCTCGCAATTTGGGAACCTAGAATGGCTTTTACTTTGGAACCCTTTGCCGCTTGTTCACCCGTCAGCGTTGTCGCATATTCGAGTAGACCCTTAAACTGCGGAGATATGCTGCTGTTGGAAGTCAAGAGAATGTAGAAATGTTTGGGCTTGGGGGCGCCTGCAGCGCGACGGAGCAGCGGCGCAGGTGTTCCATCGGCAAGCACACGGCACCATCCTGCAAGTTCAAGTGCGATAGCGATGGGGAGCGCACCGGATTGGACGTATCGCGAAAAGACAAAACTCATGCCTTTCGCTTTCTGAATGCTTTCCAAGATGGCGGCGATTTTGGGGGCATGCATACGGAGGCCGTCACCAGCGAATACAGACTCGATCGGTTCCTCACCAATCCAAGAAAAACTCTGAACTTTATTCCCCGCAAAAATGTCATTTTGTGCGCTAAAATACGAATTCCAACCGGTTCTGCCATAAGTTCCGTCAGGATAGAGCAAATTTCCGATTTGCATAGAGTTATCAAGGATCATGTCGGTAACTTCTGTCGCGCCGCCGCCTTCTTCTACCATTGCTGCGCCTGCAGCGGCGCCACGCTTCACATGCTCAGAAATGACGCGCAGCAGCGCTGAACCAACATGCGAATCAGCACCCAACTTATGAACGATGAGCGGCAATTCCTTCAAAATATCCACATCGCGCTCCGTCAGCACAACTTCACCTTCACGACGTGAAATGCTGTACCCAGGATATTCATCCATGAACTTTTGCCCTGCATGTTCTGGTGGCGTCAATCGAAGCGGGAACGTATTTGGATTCTCGCCGCGCATGTAGGAAACGTAGCGTTTAATGTATTTCGCCAGAATAGTGGCGCCTCCATCAATAAGATTTCCGTCTTTGGAAAAAACATCGCGTGATACTAATTCTTGTTTGCGATCTTTGGTATCGTTCAAGATCAATAAGTTCAATAAATGAAGAATTTCAGGAGCCGTATTGTACATGGGTGTGGCTGTCATCAACAGCAGGCGCAGACCTTCACATACTTCCAGAATCTGTTTCAAAATAGGCGTCAGCTTCTTTCCCTCTTCGACCTCGTTAAGTGCGGTGGCATCGGGATCGTCCACTATGTTGCTATCGGCGGCTGCATCGCGCAAATTGTGTGCCTCGTCAATAATCACCAAATGGTCGGCAAACAGATCCATGAGCATGGCGTTGATCATATCTTTGCGTGCAGCGCCCTGGATATGCGACGGGATCTTATCCATTTCACCTTGAACCCAGTTAGCAAACGCCAAGTATCCCATAATCTTGTAGCGCTGACGAACAACTCGTGCAACATCGCGCTCAATGTCCTCCTTGGACTCGTTGCCGGCGTTGCCCGTCAGACGCAAATAGGTCATACCGGTACATTGAGGCGATCTCCACACATCACCGCCCGCGTCCACCTGCTCTTCCTTGGTCAGCTTGACAAGTTTGTCTACATCAAAGATCGTTTTACGGAATCCATCGGCAATCGCTTGCGGTGCCAGCAAAAACACCTTGTTGTGTGGGGCGATCTCCAAATAGGTTTCGGCAACGGTGATGGCAGAGCAGGTCTTTCCAACACCAACACCATGATTCAGCAGCAGACCTCTGTAAGGAGTGCTGGGGTGAAGGAATCGTGCAACAAGACGCTGAACCGCCGTCGTTTCAAACATTTGTCGGGATTTGGAGCATGTGTCCTCGGCAACGGCATAACTGCTGAGGGAAGCAAATTCGGTCTTTTTGTAAAGCCGACGTGCGAATTCGGGGTCTTCGGCATCAGGATACAATCCTAGTTCCATATCGCGTTCCCGCAGCCATTCAAGTGGATTTATGCCACGACGCATCATTTCACTCACCAATTCGTCGCGATAGGAAACATCCACGCTTGTCGACAAGGTTTGCCAAATGGTTTTGATCTCCTCTGGAGTCTTGGATCGTAAAAGATCCCGCGTCGCAGGATCTTTTACGGGTTCATCTGTAATCACAATGGGAACAGCAGCCATCCTCTATTTGAGGATTATCAATTTAGTTCTTATGCTGACGACGAGTCTTTTTATTCCCCGCCGATTCGCTAGGTTCTAGGATTTTGTTGGATATTCAGAATATCCAACACGAAACGCCAGTACTGGTTATCCGGTTCTTATTGATTAAGTGAAAGTAAAACCGCAAAGCGGTTTTACATGATACTTAATCAACAAGGACTGGCAAAACATTTTTCACCCACGACTCCATTCCAGAGCACCTGCGATCTTGTCTGATAGCCCCTCTCTCATGACGCGGTGGTGAACACGTCCCAAAACAGCACGCTTTTCAGCATTTGTGGGACGAATTTTCAAGTACGCCTCCTCAAATAGAAACCATCCAATGTCGCCTACTTCGCGACTCATGACACGATTCGAAGGCTGATGTGTTGCAGTGCTGTTGGAAGCACAGCCGCCAATGAAATACACTTGCCGATACGGAATTCCGTTTGTCCCTACATACAATTCAGATTCAGGAGACACGTCATCCACAAGGTGAACTATACGGCGTGAAAGTGCCGTTTCTTCTTCAAATTCACGAAGGGCACAATCTACTTCGGTTTCACGAACACTTCGCCGGCCTTTCGGAAATCCCCATTCAGGTTCAGCCCATGCCGTATCTGATATTTCAATGTAGCGGGAAAGGAGTTTCCCATAAACATCCCCTGTGTTTTTCAGTTGTTCAAAATGCCGCTTGGCACTTTCGTACTCCTGACGATATTGCCGTGTATTTTGAGAATTCCACAGATTTTCCCACAGCATATCAAAGGCTTGTGTAAGCAAACGCTCTTTCTCTGCAATTGTCATTCCATTGATAAGCAATTGAATATAGTCAATGTTATCCATCTTGTACTTTCCACGCAAGAACTCCACATAGGAAAGGCTGTCTCGTCGTCGGATGAGCAGATAATGGGGGATACCTTCAGTCATCTTAATTGCTAAAATGCCATACGATGTGACCGGTTCACAACAATCCCGGAATGTATGACCTAGTTTGCCACAATTGGCGCACTCCATCTTAGATCGTTTACGAAAGGCGAGTTTAGGTACTGATGCGGAACTTATGTGCCCAAAGTAAGAATGTCTAGCGTGCGCAGATTTCCACCGATTGGAATGAGCCCGTCGGTCTGGGGACCGATCTTTTGGACAACTATGCACATAGTCACGCTCGGATACTCACCGAATCCAAGCCAAGAAGAAAAGATTGCAGCGTCGAGTTTCTTTAATTCGTTGGCGCATGTGATCCCGTGTCCCATTTGTAAAACACATTATCAACATTTCTTGAAGGAAGTGCCGGTGGAAAATGTGGTGGGAAGCCGCGACGAGTTGATCAATTGGTGTTTTGAACTACACAACAAAGTTAATGAAAAACTTGGAAAACAGGCTATTTCATTTGACCAGTTTATCGCAAATATGCGTTCGCTGTCAAACATGACGCATGTGGAACTGCCGCCTTCTTCTTCAACACCCATGTGTGTGGGCGCTCTGGCAATCGCAGGGTTGTTTGGAATAGGATATTATGTCTATTCAAAGCAAAAATAAGGCATCATGGCAGTTATACCAGATTACAGATCCCATTCCTTCAAGTTACGAGCGTCATCGGGACGATAACTCATCCAACTCAGGAAAAAAGCAGCAATCGGATTATCAAAGTGATAAGGAACAAGTGGGATTAGGCCGTAGAACTTTGGTTTCTTTCCCAGCCAGAAATAGCGGTATCCAATAACATATGGGATCACGATAAAGAAAAACAAAAATCCATAAATCGCATACAAGATTCGGAATAAACTGGGCTTGTAAATATTCAGATTGGTCGCCAATGAAGCACCAAGCACACCACCCAGCAAAAGAACAAAGACAAGCACGATAGTTCCCACGTAACCAAAAACTTCACTAAACAATTTTTTGAAATCAAACGATTCAGACTCTACTGCATTGTTTGTAATGATGGAATTCATGAGCGCCTTTGAAGAACTAAAATCCAAATGTGCTGCTGCGCCCAGTTCTTTGGCTTTTTCCTCTACCTCCTTGCGTTTGTCTTCATAAATATCGGGTGCTACAAATTTCTGGTCTTCAAACCATTTGAGGGAGGCATCCAGAAGCTTGAAATACTTGTCCACTTCGGATGGCACGGGTTCCTTTTTCTGTTGAAGGTCTTCCACAAGCGTTTTCATTTTCTGCTTACGTTCCAGCATGGACGTCTTGAATGTATAACGAGCGTGCAGCGCCGAATCCATGATTTCAAATTGCTGTGTTTCTTTATTATCGTTAAGCGCCTCTACTTGTGTAGCAGTTAGTGACGTGTTTTCGCGCAAATATGCCAGGCGATCTCGCACAAACTTTTTCATGTAGTCTAGGTCTTCCGGCAAGATCTCTTTGGAATGTTTTTCGTCATTAATTTGATCCAACATGCTTTGCCATGTTTCAATGGCTTTTTTGCGCGTCTCACGATCTGCTGCTAACTGATCCTGATACGCCTTGTCTGTTTCAGGGTCGTGAACCAGGCGAAACGCTGCTCGCGATAAGAAACTCATTCCTGAAATGTATGGAGAGTCTTTCTTCCCGTGTTAGACGCTGCGGTTTCAGGCGCTGTGCGTAGCCGAAAGCGGCAACATAGCAGAACCACCTTTAGTATCGATGCCAAGTGGCATGTGGGAAGCACGCACTAATTCGCAGTCAGCGCGATTATTGAAAACGCGTTCTGGGGAACACGCCTGTGGGTTGGGGACTTTCACGCACCAACGACCTGCTAAATCTTCGCCGACAAAGCACCATGTTTGGCCACTAGGGACGCTACCAGGCACACCGCCTGCAGCAGCAGCCGGAGAAGCACCCGCGACCGATTTGTCCACGGGCATTAATTCGCCCCAATCGCTGAGACGACGGGGTTCCCCAAAACCAGGCACCCACGTCATGGGCGCATTTGTCCACGCGGGCAGAGTCCATTGAACGACTTCCATGTATTGAAGTATGAGTGCAACTATGACCGCCAAGACAACAATACCACCGACGATGAGCCATGGGGCAATACCTTCTGTGCCGCCAATGGGAATAGAAGGTATGGTGCTCGCACCCATATTTCCATTCAAAAGATTGTTTCCTAAGGCACTCATTCTAACAAGGGTAGGGGAAGAAGCAGAAGAGGCAGAAGCAGAAGCAGCGTTCTATGCGCAAGAAAACTTAGTCTGCTTCAAGTAGGGAAATGCCGGGCGGCTTGCTATCACTTGTTTGCTATGGCAATGAAAATGTCATAGTTAATGGAAACCCACAAGTCACGTGGTTTTACAAGTCTTTTTTACGTTATACACATTTCAGTCAGGAACCGATTCAGATTCCGTTAGAAGGTCCAGGAATCTTACAGGCTGATGCACCGATTTTGCTGAAAGCCAAGATTCCGCGGCAAGGCGATTTGCTGAGCGATCTTGTTCTCCGATTCACGCTGCCCGATGTATTCAGCAAAGCCTTCATTACACAAGATCCATCAGGTAATTTGGTGCTGGATCGGGCATATGAATTTCAATGGGTACGACAGATTGGTGTACGCTTGATTGATACGATTACCTTTACGATCGGAGGCCAGAAAATTCAGGAATTTAGCAGCGATTGGATAAGTGCACGGGCGCTCATGGATCTTGATAATACAAAATATGCTAAATGGCGTGTGATGGTGGGCGATGTGCCGGAGTTATTTGATCCGGCGAATGGAGTTTATGCAGATCTATCGGGTGGAATCCCAAAATATCCGAATGTCGTCGCATGGCGTGGACAACCCTTTCAAAACAGCGCGCCAAGCATCCCTGGTCGCATTATTCGGGTACCGCTGGGACTCTGGTTCAGTGACTTTATTGCGAACTCTTTGCCGCTTGTAGGACTTCAGTACCACGACAGCGAAATTCAGATCTTGATGCGACCGATTCGCGATTTGTACACCTTGCTGGATCCGAGTGGTGTACGTGTTCGGCCAGGTGTACGACGACTTCCCTACATTCCAAGCGACCAATATACACAAGTTTGGAATCCTGCGCTATATGGGCCACTGCCAAACAGCCTTGCGAACTTGTATGTGGCGGATACCGATCCCCGTGAAAACATGAAGTACTTTTTGACAGATATTAGCGGTGGTGTTCCTTTCAACGATGGCTGGCCACTGAATGCGACGTTGGAAGGAACCTATACATTTTTACGGGAACAAGAACAACTTGTCTTTACCAAAAAGACATTACGATACAATGTGCGACAGGTTCAAGAATTCATCTTTTCAGGTATCAATACTCGTGCAACATATCGCCTGGATGTTCACAACATTGCATCGCGCCTTGTCTTCTTCATGCGTCGAAGCGACGCCATTCCCTACAGAAATCAGCCTACCAATTTGACAAATTGGATGTATCCGCTCGCCAATCAGCGGCCTGTCTGTTATCCGCTTACTGGAATGCCTGCAGCAGTCTACGACGCATCTGGAAATTTGGTTTTATTAGGTCGCTCAGGACTCAACGTAGCCGGACTCCAGCGAGGCATCATGCGAAACGTCTTTCTAACGGCGAATGGTCAACCCCTGTTTGACTCGCAGGATTCTGGCTATTTCACAGATTATGTGCCGTTTCGTTATCACAAAGGAGACGGCATGCCGTTTAATGATTTTGGACTCGCGACACAGACCGAAATGTGGCCGCTTCATGCCTATAGTTTTTCCTTGGATGCCAGCAGCGTTGAGCAGCCGACGGGTACGCTAAATACGAGTCGCATTGACCGACTGGAAATGGATGTGGATGTTTTCCCCATTCCTGTGCTAGCCAATTATACATATGAACTAGATTCGTTTGTGGAAACGTTGAATTTCCTAGAAATCAGCAATGGTTTGGGCGGATTGAAGTTTGCGAAGTAATCAATGGTTACCCTGTTCTTGTTTGTTCTTGTTTGTTCTTGTTTGTTTGTTGATTAAGTGCAGGTAAACTCGCAAGGCGGGTTTACCCGATACTTTGGTAACAAGGACAGGTCTATTATAGGTCTAATTCGTCTAATACCGCGTCACCCACCAGTCATCGTGGAAATACGGCGGGGTTTCAGTGTATGTCTGCGATACGATCGTCTTGGAGGGTCCTTCGCGATATAGCGAATCAATCTGGCTATACGTCAGTGCAAAGGCATAGTATTTCATACGCGATACCATGCCCTTCATTGCACCATCCACTGCGAAGCCTGCATTCACATTGTCCGTGGGATTCTTGGGGAACTTCGCGGGATACATGACGTACACATTGCCGTAATTGAGTTTCGGGACGACAGCGAATTCATGGCGCACCGTCACATTACCATTTACATACACATCCAAATACTTGCCCTTGAGCACGATCACAAGGTGGAACCACTTGCCAACAGGGACATTCGGGATCTCCACGTAATTGTCCCACTTGGTCGCGGAGTTCATGTACAGCCGCAGTGTATTCTTGCTGCCCTCCACAAACAGGCCAGGAGCCAGCAGCGGGAACGGATCCTTGCCACCCTTGTGGAAGATGTGCTTGAGTTTCTTAACATCTGTAGTTGTGCGCGCGCCGCAGCTGTCCGCCGACGACGCCTCAAACGTCTCGGGGTTGATAAACACATACAGGGAATACGAAAACTCCATGCCATTCACTTCATTCATGGAATTGTAGATGAGCGGCGTGCCAGAATTAGGCGCCTGGAGAATCGTTTGTTGTACAGGAGTTGTGTCAGGAATCAGGACAGCGCTCAGACGATCAAACTTCGTGACGGATTCCACTACCTTTTCCAGGACGGTGACCAATGCATATAGCACAAGAAGCGCCACAACGACGAATAATAACTGGGGGATGAGCCCAGCTCCCTGTAGATATCCTAAAACACCGGAAGCGGCGCCGGCACCAATGTTGCGAGCAGCATTCATTTCCTCTATTCTTAGATCATGATTTCCTACAATTCAATTGTTTGAAATCAAAAATTTGCCTAATTCCTTTTAGATTTTTGTGGATTTAGAAAGAAACGCTCTTTTGGGCACCACCTGCACCGGCATATGTCATCTTGATACCGAGTTTCTCGGCAATGTAACCCAGGAAGCCAGCGGCGCCGCGAGGGCCGCTCTGGTAGATGGAGTAAATGCGATCCGGGGTCAGAGGGTAGGCGAAGAACTGGATACCGCTGATCTTGCCGGCAAAACCACCCTTTTGTCCAATGGCAATTGCCTGGCGACCCGTATTCGGCGCCATCGGGATATCGGGCAGGATACAGCTACGCGCCAGCTTTCCGTCGTAATACGTGTCCACGATGCGACCATTGACGCTAATCGTGACGTTGATCCAGCGCTGGAGATCAATGTCCGCGAGGTCGCACATGGGCGAATCGACCGAACCGGCAAACATGTTGGCACCCATAGCACCACCCAGCAGCTGGTCAAAATTGGTGTAGCGCGTGTAATCCGTCGTCGGTGCCGACATGGCAGACTCGGTGTGAACACGCACCATCAGTTTGGCCTCGTTAGGGTACAGGATCGTTGTGAGCAGTGCATTTTGCTTGTCGCCGGAGTCTACGATCTGGAGCACAGACTTTGCGAGTCCCGCGCGGTAATCCCACGAGTTGATGTACATCCAGAAACTCAGCGTGTACTCGCCACCACTCTTAACACGCACACGGGGGCTGTCGGGAAGGGGGAAGGACTGAGCAGAATTGGCGTCTGTCTCCACATCCAGGAGGCTGACTTCCAGATCGGAACCGGCTGTCAGAAACTTGTACAGATAGTACAGCGCCACTAAAAATACCGCAACGTAGACAACATTCATTATACCACCACGATTTGCGCTGGTAAAATTACGAACTTGATCCATCTTCTACTTAGTGAAAGGCAAAGTTTTCTAGGCGTATTCGTAGTCCACATATTGGAGCGGACCTACGCTGAAGTTATAACCACAAAATCCAATTTTACAGAACTGCGATGTCAACTGATTCCAGAAATCAGACAAGGAAAAGACCGGATCCGGAATACGAGGTTTTCCGCGCATGTCTACATTTCGTTTGTAGTTGCGTGCAACTTCTTCTGTCGTCAAGCGTCGCGGCCATGCCTGGAATAATCCTGCCTGGCCTGAGAAATCCGGGCTAGTATCCAGCAACACGCCGACAGGATACAAGACCGGCACATTCTCCAGGAGCGCCGATTTGGCCAACACGCCGTTCAAGTACACGTCAACACTGCGTCCTTCAATGCAAACGGCGATTTGGTTCCATCGTGCAGCAACAAATCCGTCGACATCAATGTTCACGGGACCCTCGCGTTTCAAAATAGCAGAACTTGTGAGTGGATTGATTTGAACACGCAGCATTTGATGAATCGGGTCGCATACGATTCCACCAACCCCCAAGATCTGGATCAGTTGTTTGAAACGAAAGTCTCCTTTGGGTCCTGCGAGTGGAATGCGTTCTGCATTTGTATCGTCCATGTAAACAAATCCACTGAACGTAAAGTTGTTTCCAAGATTGGAAAGTTGGCTCTGATCAAAAAGGGTCTGAAGTGTCTCACCGCTTGGCTTGTTGGAGGCACCTGTCAAGACGTAGGGACCCATGACGACAACATCCTGTGCTTTCGGTTTGAAATAGACCAGAACGCCAATTAAGATCGCAAAGACTATGACTGCGATACCAAGTGCCGCGCGCCAGCCGCCGACTTTGTTAAGTATTTCGCCACCACCACTCACGACAAACGATGTATTGGGAACTAAGCCGTTCATTTACTTCTTACTTTTGGCGTGTGTTTTTCCAAGCGCGCCAAAAATCTACTATCTCATTTACACACCGCATTTATCAAGTGCATTGCCGTATCCCATGCCCTTTTGTTGTTGTTGCTCTCCGGTACCAGTGTTTCCAACAGGCTTGACGACGGAATCAGCCGAATTACACAGCGGACGTTTCTTATCAAAGACGGGCGGTGACGAGCACGCGGCACCTGCTTCGTCGGCTTGAAGCGCCCTTCTCCATACGTACAGGTTCTGGAGTTGTGCCTGTGCAGCAGCGGCTCCGGCAAGTCCGTACCACCGATTTTCCACAGATCGGGGCACACCATCCAGCACTTTGGTGATTTCAAGGCGACAATTCAAATAGACATTCAAGACTTGGTTCTTCAGTGTTAGCGAAAGACGAAAGGGAATGTCCATCGGGATATCGGGTATGCGAACCGACTCGCGATACGACTGAGATCCAGACTCTGTATCAACGAAGATAATCAGATCATTCTTATTGGGATCCAAAAATATGCCGGGATTCATGCGACGCGGCAATCCGAATGGAGGTAAGGGATTGCTGCCAACACCTGCTGAAGAGCAGCCTGATAGGGCAGCACCGCCTATTGTCGTCTGTTCTAAATCATTGGATCCGCGGTGAAGAATGTGCCGCCAAGGGCCCTCTGTCGTGGAAAACTCACGCGTGTTCAAAAGGACGCAATCGGCCAACATTGAATAATCCCTGCTCGGAAACTCGGGAATCGCATCGTGTTTCGTTGTGAGATTTGTAAAGACAGAACTGGGTGCCCAAAAACGAGTTGCATCGGATAAGACTATCATAGATTTCGGGCGTGGATCTGCCCATGATACATCAATCTTCTTTCCTGTAAGAAGCAAAATGAGCACATAGATGAAAAAGCCGATCGCAAGTCCCATTAGAAGTTTTCCAGTAAATCCACTGCTACTCAATGTCGTGGGAACTTGCGTCGCCACATAGTTTCGCAAGTTTCCAATATTTTCATACAACGATGATGCCGTTGCCATTCCTACTTACGCCGTGGCATAAAAATTACGCTGATCGGCTTTGCGAATGAAGGAACGCAGTTTGAGCGCCGTCTTTCGGAACACAGGGCTAGGCGAATCACGCAACTTGCTTTTGTTAAACGTGTTTTCAGAATGCGCGATCACCAGCATGACCTTTAGCGGATCCAGTTGCGCCAGGGGCTCCGAATAGGTCTTTGTGAAACTCACTTCTTCGGCAAATGTTACAGACTCATCGCACAAATGCGAAATGCCGAATTTTTTCGTATACGCCATAGTACCAAACGTTGCATGATTGGTGGCATATGGGCCCGATTGCCAAATACTGCCATCGTCGGTGTAATACATGTGATTTGCAGAAGACCCAACTATTTCCACCTTTTTCCCCAGTAAAACGCCAACGGCATGGCGAACTCGTTCGGGCGGGTAATAATCATCGTCATCCATAGTTACTATGATTTCACCACGTGCCTGTGCATTCAAGAAATTCCGTTTCGCACCAATATTCAACTTTACGTCGGATGAAAAATAACGAATGTTCAGATCTTTCATATGCGGCGTCAGCACATCCAAGATCTTGTCCGTTCCGTCGTCGTAAAAAAGCCATTCGATGCGTTCAAGAGGATAATCTTGTGATTTAAAACATTCAATCAGCCATGGAAGGAACCGCCGACGATTAAATGTCGGCGTGACTACGCTCACCGACGGCATCATACGGCTTGTAGGAAGTGTAGCAGGCCATTCGGCGGTCATTCTCTTAAAAGGAAAACGGGGAGTCTGCTTTAGCCCCGCCGCAGGGCAGCAGTTCTTTAAGACACTCCTTTGAAAATTGCCCTGGTGATCTAAAAAGGGCAATCCCTCCATTAATAGACACCTCCCATTCCATGTCATTGGTGGTGCGACAGCGACTCTGGAGCTTGTTTGAGGCATTGTATAGTCAACAGCTAAACAGCGAATCTATAAGAACAGCGACCCCCGAATGGATCAAGACCCCTTTGCTACCCCACCAACAAGCAGCACTCGCTGCTGCACACAGCCTTGAAAAAGCCAAAACCCAAGGAATGAATGTTGAACCGATTCCAGGAGAGCCTGATGGAGGGACTTTTTTCACAAGTCACGGAATTTTAGGCGATCATGTAGGATCTGGCAAATCATTGACGGCATTGTCCCTTGTTAAAATGCCGCATCCGCCGGCACAATACACTGAATTTTCACTACGAAATGGCAGTCTGGGGGATGGACGCGATGTCGGATTGCTTCGTCAACGCTCCCAACTACGTCTACATGCAACAGGACGCACGCTTCGCGAGGTCAGCACATCCTTATTTATAATTCCACACGCTCTTGTGTCTCAATGGGAGACCTATGTGAGCAGGGATACAACACTTCGTGCGAAATTCATTAAGAAACGAAGTGATGCAACAGCCGATGATTTTATAGACACACTAGAAACATATGATATTATTTTTGTGAGTGCGACCATGTACAATCTTTGGCGCGCGACGCACCCTATTCACACCTTAATGTGGCGTCGCATCTTCATTGATGAAGCCGACAGCATTTCCTTGTCGACCCTTCACGATGAACTCCATGGCCTTTTTTACTGGTTTATTAGCGCAAGTTGGATGAACCTTTTGTTTTCGACGGGCGCCTATTTCAACTTGGTGACGCATTTTTCGCCGCTGCCGTCGACACCGGCGCCGATCATTGAAAAAGTGTATCGGCTTCTTGCAGGCACACCTTATTTGAGCATTCCGGGTGTGCGACATGTGAATATAGTGCGGCGCATGGCAGGATGTGGATCTGCATCAGGATACAATATTAATGGTGCAACGTTTCATAGTGCACGACTGATTATACAGAGCGATGAAGAATTTATCAAGGCTAGTTTTACACCTCCCGTTATTCGGCACATGAACGTTTTGTGTGCAACGCCCGCCAATATTCGCGTATTGGACAGCATGATTTCACCCGATATGATGGAGCGTCTGAATGCCGGTGATCTGCGCAGTGCGCTAGATATGATTGGTATGAGGGCACAATCGGAGGAAGAGATTAGTAACGCGGTGACTGCTTCCTTGGAGCACGATTTGGAGCAAGCACGCCACACACACGAATATAAGAAAGGACTTGATTACAGCAGTGATGCTGCAAAACAAAAGGCGTTGGAGGCCTGTGAACAAAAGATCGCGAGTCTTGAGAGCCGCATTCAGACGATTAAAGATCGCGTTAAAAGTTCTGCTTCCTCGAATTGTCCCATTTGTTATTGCGAAGTTCAGAATACAGCGGTAACACCTTGTTGCCAGCAAATTTTCTGTTTTCTGTGCCTGTGCGAAAGTCTGAAACGCGCATCATCATGCCCTCTATGTCGTGAGCGCATTCGCGATATTAAGTCAATTAAAGTTGTTAGAAATTCAGAGGAAGATGAAGATGATAACGAAAAGAATAAAATAGTAGACAAACCGCCCAATAAAAAAGAGGCATTTTTGCGTTTCCTGAATACTCGCAAAGACGCAAAGATTCTTATGTTTAGCAATTATGATGCATCGTTTGGATTAATGGAACAAGAAATGCGGGAAGCAGGTTTGACGTTTGCGACACTCAGTGGCACACAGACACGAATCAATAAACTTCTTCGTGATTTCAAAGACGGCAAATACAATGTGCTGTTTTTGAATGCGAAGAATATGGGGGCGGGACTGAATATTGAATGCGCTTCGCATGTTGTGCTTTATCATAAAATGAGCGCAGAACTCGAGGATCAAATAGTTGGAAGGGCAGTGCGAATTGGGCGGACAAGTGATCTAGAAGTGGTTCACCTCTTACATGAAAACGAACTTGGGAATACGATTACACACGTGTAGGTTTTTTCTAGATAGATGGTGTTTCCTTTGTTTCCTTCGTGTAGTGTGTCGTCGGCGTGCAGTTGAGCCTGCAGCAGCACCTGCGGCAGCACCTGCAGCAGCACCTGCAGCAGCCACAGGATCCGTGGCAAAAAAGAGAATGATGGAATGCGGTTTGCGGATACTCGCTGTATCTTGGAGAACATCTACAGGAGGCGCCCTGTTTGGATACAACCGATCCCCAAGTGTAATGAATTGGTAATTCAGAAAATCACTTGCTGCATGTGGATTTGGAATAAAAAAAAGTGATTTTTCAGGGTTTTTATCAGAGTCGTGAACAATTGACCAAAGAAATCGAGGTAAAAATACAGATAGTACATAATCATTGTCTTTCATTTTATGAAGAAATCCAATATTGTTGTCAAGAAAATACCATTGATCGTCGTTTTTTATAAAACCGATTGCATGTGTTTTACCATCTTCTGTTTCAATATTAGCATACAGAGCAACTAGGGTTGAAAAATTTACATCTTTCGGAATTTGACGACGACGTGTGATAAAAGAAAGTGTAAATGGGCTTGATGTTAACGATGGAATACTAAATTTATTATGAACAAGTAAGTCATTCAAAAAAGAATAGGCATCGCGCATTTCTAAACCACCAATTCCAGGGCATGTTTGAAGTGGATAAAGCATAGATTCTCCCAGATTGTTTGATATACTTTCGGTTCGTCGTAAAGCAATAGAAGGGGGAAATTTCCGTGTAATCATTCGACTATATCGTGTTTTAGCAGCATCCAGCGCCTGTTTGTACTGCCGCAAGATCGACACATTATACATAGATATGGAAAAATCGGTTTCTAGTAAATGCGACGCAAGATCCTGCTGTTCAAACAAAATAGTAAAGATCGCATCTGGAGCACATGTTCCAAAGTCTGAGTTAGTTGTTCCTTTTTGAGACAACATGGGTTTCAGTGAAGATACATCATAGTGAAATTCTTCAAATGGATATTTCAACTTGTATTGATCCCACAAAAATTTGTTGATTTCTGCAGATGTTTCACGAGTTCGAAGTCCCTCGTATAAATACGTATCCCACAAATTCACATGATACTCTTTTAAAAAGTCTTTGAAGAGTTGAACATAGTGTGATGGAAGAATCATCAAAAATATTTCATGAATGTCTTTGTTACGAAATATATAGTTTAGAGTTGCGCCAGCGCCTTTCAAAAGATCATATATTTCGGGTGTTGAGGATGCTTCCAACGGCGCTACCCAGTTATATAATTCAGGATCATTGTTTTTCAATACATTCTTATTGCGTTTTTGAAAGTTGTAAGGGTTCGAAAGAACACCTGCAGAAAGCGGCGCAATGCGTTGTTCTGGTGCGCGACGCGCCTTATTCCAAAGAATGTTTGGATTTGCGCCGTGATCAAGAAGATCTTTCACTAAATACACATCTTTAGCAACAACCGCGGTATATAAAAGAGATGCATGATTTGTGCGATCATAGCGATTTAAGAAAAAATCAAACATTGCATAATTGTGGCGATTTAACGGATTCTTATCAAGAAGAAAATGAACGATTGGTAACGAATCTTCGTAATTAATAATATCAAATAGATCAAGCACTAGGGATGGTTCATATTGTGTTAAGTCGAAAGAAACACCTGCTTTGTCCATATCTATAAGTTTTTTAAGATCAAGTTCTGAAACAGCATCAAGAACGTCTTGCTGCTCTTTGAGCGACATCTCTAATTCTAGAGATTCTTTATTACGCCGCCAGTAGCGACTGAAAAAGAACCGACTAAATTGCCTTCGCAATTTAGTCGGTTCATTTTCGGTTCGTACTGGTTATCCGGTTCTTGTTGATTAGGTATGGGTAAAACCGCTTTGCGGTTTTACATGATAATTAATCAACAAGGACTGGCTGTCTTATCTCCTAACCATCTTTTGATATAAGTGCCATCAGGATCGTACTTTTCAGCAGTCCTATATGCATCAATACGCCGGAAGGGAGCCTGTGCAAAAGGCAGAACACTTGCAATCCAAATCCAATTCATCATATTCTGGGCAGGATCGTAATCCACCAAGTGTTTGGCAAAGAAGCGTTCTCCAAAACGCCAATGAACATTCATATCTTTCACCAACCACGAGGCGACCACAAGGCGTACACGATTATGCATGTAGCCTGTGCATAAAAGTTGGGTCATGCCGGCATCCACAAGGGGAACGCCCGTTTTTGCTTCGCACCAATCCTGAAATGCTTTTTTGGAGGCAGCACTCTGTTCGTGGGTTGGCGTTCGTTGAAACTCATAGGCGTCCACCCCATACAGCCCTTTGAAATCTGCCATTATATGTCCATAAAAATCGCGCCACCAAAGTTGTCGCACAAATTCAGTTAAATCCAACGTTTTTCCTTTCGCATAAACTTCTCGGATGCTGAGCGTACCATAATGATTATGAGCCGACAGCATACTTGTTTGCATGGCAGGAACATCATGGATTTTCGCATAATCGCGAGGCAATGCCGCCAATAACTTCAGACCTTCTTTGCGTCCGCCGTGAATTGCAATTTCTTTATTCGGGTGTAAAACTAGCCTGCCTATCATTGCTTCCAATGTAACTTCTTGAGGAATTGCACGACGTACTTTGCGTGTTTTATGTTTTCCTCCGCCCACAACTCGTAGAGAAGCCCATGAAATACGCGACGGCGTTCCAGAGGGTTCATCAATGTGCCGATGCCGTACAGCCTCATAAAACGGCGTGAATTTTTGAAAAGTCTTTCCACTCTTGTTAGTAGCAGTTCCAGGCTCCAATAAATAACTATCGGCAACTTGAATGTATTCTACACCACTCAAATCGCTCAATGTTTTTTTAATTGTTTCCGTGCGTTTGAGAGCATAGGGTGTATAATCAGCCGTTTCAATAACGGCGCATAAATCATAGCGATGTGCCAACGATTTTAAAACATTCTCTGTTTGTCCATAGGCAAACATCATGCGCCCGCCTTTTTCACGAATAGCCGACGATAAATCCGCAAGGGATTCAAGCATAAATTGAACCGAATTCAAGGATCGTAACGTATTTTTATCGGCAGAAACTTGTTCGGGTGTGAAGACAAAAAGAGGTAGGATAGGTGCTCCCGTTTTTATGGCAGCTTCCAGTCCACGATGATCGACGATTCGTAAATCACGATGAAACAATAAAACGCAGACTTTTTTATCGGATGCCATAGATGGCGCTTCTACTCTAATCTTTGCCACACAAAAAAATGAAAACACGTGGGAACGTAAAGGATGACTTTATTCACCCTTCAATATGTCTATCGCCCCGATTTTCATCAGTATCATCTATGACGCTGCCAAGAAGCAGAATGACGATCTGCTGACCATTATTCCAAGCAATGATGGCTGGAGGATCAAGTATGATCAAAATACGATGCACCGATTTGTAACACGCACATTTCAGTATGCTGAACTCCAACCCTATCTTCTCAAGTTCTTTGAATTCGTTCTTAACGATACGCCTTCGTTTCATCCTTGTAGTATCCAAGTAGATATTCCATCGTTTCCGGCTATTCTTGTGTCTATCAAAGACATTAAGTCTAAGATGCCAATGATTTGTGAAGCAATTTTCCTCACGCCCAAAAGTTGGGCTGAGGAAAAGTCAGTACGGGCTCCAAGTGTATCGGCAACCCCTGTGACCAATGTTGTTGCCGATGTCGCTGCTGCCGCTGCTCCCGCTGCTCCAGTATCAGCAGCAGCAACAGCCGCACATCCGTACCCTTACTTTGTATGAAAGAACCTCTAAAATGGCGTTGGATGCGAAATATCCAGTGCTTGAAGAAGTCTCATGAATCGCGTCACATCTGTTCCAGGTAGCCATCGCGGCAGCATAGTTCGCCAAAATTCAGTATGTTCCCAAAGTGCCTTGTCTGTTTTTTTGCCATACCCAATCGTTTCTGGTTTTTTCAGTTCATGCTGTGCTGCGATTAAATACAGATTCGCGCGCCAAAAGGTGGAATCAAATCCGCCATCATAATCCGCTTCTAAATTTGAAAATAGCGTTCGCATTTCACACAAGTACCGAAATTGATTGTACAACATAGATTGTTTGGAAAGCACTGCTGTGTATTCCATTTTGTCATCTGTCCAATCTGCTGCACATGTATCGGACACACCAAATTGTCCAAAAAGAATTTGGTTCACGGATTGAAGTTTCGCCTGATACGTAATGGGAAACAGAGTCCAATGCTGAAAAAAGAACGTATAATAATCAAGACGATCTGAGGCTAGCAGTGTTTGAAACGCAGATTTGTACATTTCATATCCACGTTCTCCGTTTCCAACGTGTTTTTTGATCCAAGTTGGCAACGTTTCGTGAAGATGAAGACCCGCCAAATTCAGATCATTGTTATTCAAAGGAACATCGGCCGTCGCATCCAATGATCCACGCAAAAGTTGCCCCACTGCGGTTTTAATCGTTTCAGCACGCCGAATGCGATTCGAACCGAGTGCATGCGCGTCAGCAAGTCCGTCTTCAATTGTTTCTTTAACACGTGCAACATCCAATTTTCCACTCACCATATCTTTTTTGATTTCACCAACGCATTGAAGAATTTTGCGTAAATCGCCGCTATGAATTTCCAACAAATCGCGCGCCAATTTGTGAAGATCGCCTACTTTTCGCGTCTCATCGTCGCTAAACTGAGTCCTTACTATGCGTTCCACGTCTACAAGCGTCGGTGTCTTGACTTCAAAATGCCCTCCTTTACAGATTTTCTCAAACGGATGAAACTTTTTTTCCAACCATTCATTACTGATACAAATAATAGCATTATCGCCATTATAGCGTTTCAAGGTTTCCAGCAATTCAGACAGACCGCCTTTGTCGCCGACCGAAAGTCCGTCGATTTCGTCCAGCAAAATGCCAAGATTCTTTGGGCCGTCTGGCGAAAAGTAATCGGCAACATTTCGGCTATTGAGAAGAGGAACAAGTGATTGCTCTACGGCGGCCTTGTGCCGATGCTGAGAGGCATTCCATTCCACAACACGATATCCAGCAAGTTCAAGCGCAGCACGCGCCAATGTCGTTTTACCAATACCTGGCGGACCATATAGAAATAGGGCGGAAGGTGTTCGGGGTGCAGGTCTTTTTGCCCAATTCACAATTTGGGTAAAAAGATCTTCGTGAATACTTGCCATAGTTTAGATGAAAAACACAAAAACGCCTTAGACCGCAAGCTTAGTCCGCAAGCTTAGGCAGCAAGCCTAGGCCGTAAGTGT